CCCAGTCAATCGCATTTTTAATTTGATTGTGACGATAGGTAATCATTTTAATTACGCTATCCAGATAACTTAAAGTAGTAACCACATAATCAATTTTTCCTTGCATCGCTCTCACATCATCATCAGCATTGACATATTTTTCTATTTCTGCTCTGGTTAAATCAAGTCCAAATTTCTTTTCCTTGTATACTTCTTTTGGAGCATTCCCAGAGTAGTATTCCCATTTATCACGAATGAGAACTTTCATTTCAGAATCATACTGACACTTAATCTCGCTGTAGTGAGTGTATAGATCTAGGTATTTGCAATGTAGATATGGAGTTTCTACTGATAGTTTTGCTATATCTACAGAGTATTTGTCTCCTTTAATTCCAAAATCACAAGCAGAATCTTCTGCCCACATTTTCTTAATTTCATTTAGTTTCATAATGGTCTTGCATCAACTCCTTGCATTTCGTAGTACAGATATTTAAAAGTTACTGTTGCTGACATGTATTCAATGTCATTGCTTCCAGAATCAAATTCAACCCCACTTAAACTTACTGGGTATACATTATTAAAATTGATAACCACATTTGCATTCATTGCATTTGTTAGGATGATCAACTGAGCATTTGCATATTCGATCTCTTCGTTAGTAGATCCTTCTAATGCAACACCATTTTTGTTGATCCATTTGAAAAGACTTAAGTAATTGGTTAAATCTTCATCGATTAAAAATTTGATGTTCAGATCTTCGTAATCTACACCTCCACTAGTAGGGACCGTAATGCCTTTATATCTAGTAGGCACGTTGGTAGAATTTAGTGACAGTCCTGGTAGATTAGAAGACTGACAAAAGAATTCTGCTTGTGGAAATAAATCTATATTGAATTTAAACGCAACGGGAGAAAGGTAATTTCTGTTTGATGGTTGCGCTGTTCTCCATCTAGGGGATGTGATATTAGCCATAGCAAAATTTCTTTTATTTTTATTTATCCCTAATAAAAAACCCCCTCCGAAGAGGGGGCGTAATATGTGAACCAAAGATCACATTAGGTTTACAACCTGTACTCTTCTGTAGTACTGGTTCGTACCTGAAGTTAGGGTTTCTCCGTCTGGAGTTGAACCACCGATGGTTGTGGTAACGAATGGGTTGCTGACCATGCCGTAGCGGGTCTTGAAACCAATCTTAGGCTGGAATGAACCCTGATCGATAGCACGTACCATTTGAAGAGGTACATATGGGCAATAGAAGAGACCTGCATCATAAGGTGAGGTGCCCTTATAACCCATTACATAGAACTGCTTAGCGTCTACGTTTGCTGAATATGGATCGATATAAACACGGATCTTACCGTTTAGAACACCAGCAAATACGTTACCAGTGTCATCTACGTTGAGGTTGGTGCTGAGTGCAGGAGCATAATCGAGGACACCTGCCATCGATAGAGCTGAAGCAACGTCTGCTGAGCAGATCATGAAGTTACCCTTTCCTCTACGTGTTTGCTGTGCAATAGCGTTAGCATCACGCTCGATTTGGAAGAGTAGACCCTTGAACTTCTCAACTGACCAACGACCGTTTGAATCAACGTCAAGGTCAAAAATACCAGCGTTAGCGGTATTGATTTGAGCACCAGGACGTGCAACACGGTAGATGGTACGAACAACCTCACGGTTGATTTCTGCAAGAACTTCGCTAGACAGAATGTTAGCGAGTTCGGTCTCAGCATCAAGACCATGGATAGCCTTGAGGTCTTGTGCTAGTTCTAGAGTGTACTCAGCCTTGAGTGCTCTTGACTTCGCAGTAACGGAAGTCTTCTCAATGCTGAATGACATCTCGCGGAAAGCAGGTGATCCTGAAGTTCCTAGAGCTTCAGCATCAGCACGGCTCATGCCAGTTGCCTTCTCATAAGTACCAGCAGGTGAATCGTTGAGAACTGCTGGGTTGTTACCCTCGCTGTCTCCACCAACACCAGAAGCGTTGCGAACGCTGTATGCACCGCCACCACCAGAGAAGCCAGTATCTGCTTCGTTGTATAGTGCTTCTTCGCCATTCTGGGTCTGATACTTAGCCTTCATTGCGAAGATAAGACCAGTAGGACCGCTCATTGGCTGAACACCACAAACATCGTATGCCATTAGGTTAGGCATTGCACGACGAATGAGGCTGATTAGAACAGGATCGAAACCAGCGAGACCGCCAGTTGAAGATGCTGCAGATGAAAGACCATTAGCGCCAGCAGCGTTAACAGGTGCTGCTTCGTTGAGCATACCGCGATCTTCGCGCATTGCTCTCTCTTGGTTTTCTAGCAGGACTGAGGTTACTGCTCTCTTGTAATTATCCGAAATCTGTGAAAGGTCTGGATGATTTAGAACAGGTGACCACTTTTCCTGCAGATGCTCTGAATTGAACATTTGCTAAACTCCTTTAAATGGGTAATTGTGGATAAAAATATTTATACTATTAGAAACCTTTATTACGTGAGATAGCCTTCATATATGCACTCATTACAGGGCTGAAGGTATCTTCGTTAAGTGGCTCCTCGGTTACTTCTGGAGTACTTTGTACTTTATGGAAGTAACTCTCCTTGATCGTAAGAAGCTTCTCACGATAGGAATTTTCATCGATAAATTCAATTCCTTCTGACAAAGTTTTGAACTTTTCTTTCTGAGTGTCTGCTAGACCTTCAGCAATTTCTGTTTGCAACTTGTCTTTGATGAATTGATTTAAAGTATTATTAAGTTCAATATTACGCTCAATTTGCTCATTGAGGCGCTGTTCCATCTCACCAAACTCTTCTGTCATAGTTTCGACCACATCAACTTTATCCTCTGGGATGTCGATGTAGTGCTCCTCAAATACATTCTTGAGAGCAAGAATGAATGATTCAGTAATGTCACTCTTAATTCCCATATCGATGCTGAGTTGATTTTCTTCAACCCATCTTTCAATTACATAATTAAGAGTTCCATCAACTTCTTCCGATAGGGAAGATTTGATTTGCTCGACCTCTTCCTTTAGTTTTGCAATAAGAGCAGCTTCAAAAATTGTTTTTGCTCTATCTTTAAATCCTTCTGAAAGGTCTTCGCCATAGAGTAGAGCGTCTACATCATCGGAAACATCAATGTCTTCTTTTTTAATCATTTTCTTGAAAGACTTTTTATCTTCCTTCTCATCTTCCTCTTCTTCATCCTCTTCTTCTTTCTCTTCCTTAACTGCTTTGCCAGGAACTACTGAAGGAGGTACGGTTGGCATTGGATCGCCACCTTTTGAGGAAACTGGACCACCTGCCTTTTTGTTTTTAGCAGATGCTTTTGCTCCTAGGTTTTCAGTTCCGCCAGGATTTTCATTTGTAGATCCACCGATCTCATCTTCTGACTGATCCTTAACTACAGAAGTTGGAACTGAAGGCATAGGATCTTTTCCACCAGCCTTAGCATTAACTTGAGTTTTTGATTGCGTGGGTTCTTTGCCCTGACCAGGAATTACAGATGCAGGAACCGTTGGCATTGGATCCCCTTCTGATACCATGGTTTCAAATTTTTCGTTTAACATATCTGACATTGAGTTTACCTCAGCTCTTTGTAAAAACCTTTGTTTCTATGATTATTTATAAATTATAATTTGTATAGAAAATCCTCAAAGACTTTTAAAGTCCTTTCTTCGAGGTCTTTCCTATTAGTAGACTCAGAAATATACCTTTTGTATTTATCTACTTTGACTTCCCTGAGAATACCACTTTCCCAAATCCACTCTTTTCCTTCCATAATTCCATTAACAAATGCATCAGGAGCTGAAGGATCTGCTACAATATCTGCAGCAGTTGCAAGCATAAAATCATTACGAACGTAATTGGCACCGTTTCTTTGTTCTAAAGAACCCATGCCTCTAGAAGAAACTCCTAGACGAACTCCCTCATCAAGGAGTTGCTTGGCAATAATGCCCATTGGAGTTTCTAATAGCTTTGCCTTACCGATGAAGTTATTTCCTTCACGTCTTAAATTAGTAATTTTATGGGAAACACGATCCAAATTAATTGTCGGACCATCGGGA